TCACACCAGCCCAGCTGGATCAGCGTGCACGTCCCAGCTGAATATCACCAGCTCACGCCGCTGGGCGCCAGCGCCGACTCCCACGGTATACGTGACGTCGGTGGACTCAATGGGAAAGGCGGCAAATAGAGCGCGGATGGCGGGGTGGTCGTTCAAGGTCACCATCGCCTTCCCTTTCAGTTTGCCCAGCACGGCCGCGAGTCGCTCATACTGCTCCCAGCCGAACTCCACCCCATAGCCCTCGGTCTCCCAATACGGCGGATCCATGAAGAAAAAAGTGTGCGGCCGGTCATATCGGCGGATGCACTCAAACCAGGGCAAATTCTCGATATAGGCGCTGGCCAGGCGCAAGTGTGCGGCGGAGAGGTTTTCCTCAATGCGCAGCAGGTTAAGCCCAGGCGGCGCGGTGGTGGCCGTCCCGTACGACTGCCCGTCGACGCGACCGCCGAAAGCCGAATGCTGTAAGTAGAAGAACCTGGCTGCTCGCTGGATGTCCGTCAAAGTCTCTTCGGGCGTGGCCTGCAGCCACTTGAACACCTGCCGACTCGATAGCGCCCACTTGAACTGGCGGACGAACTCCTCCAGGTGGTGCTTCACGACCCGATACAGGTTGATCAGCTCGCCGTTGACGTCGTTGAGCACTTCAACGTCGGACGCCATGGGCCGCAGGAAAAACATGGCCGCCCCGCCGGCGAACGGTTCGACGTAGCACTGGTGAGACGGGAAGTACGGAAGCAGGCGATCGGCCAAGCGGCGCTTGCCGCCGAGCCATGGAATGATGGGAGATGCCATTTTGTAAAATCGTTTCAAAATGGTAGCCTTGGCGCGCCTGTGCACAGGTGACGCGGCCTTGGCCACATTGGCAGCCTCATTCTGCTGGTGCGGGGCGTGCTCGGCGTTCCAGCGCCGAACACGTCGCCGCGTCTTTTACTCGCCTGCGGTGCCAGCTTCGCTGGCCACGGGGCTACCGGGTATCAGGGTCAACCAGGCTGGCACTTTTCCCCAACCGGGGTAACTCGTTGGCTCACCATCGACTTCCACGCTGCTGCCCATCTCGTACGCCGTCCCGTCCTTGACCAGGTAGAAAGTCTCCCCACGGTGATCCTCCACCGCCATCCAAGCTGACGAGGTGGGATTCCACTGAGCGACCTCGCCTTCCGGTACTGCAGGCGGGGCCTCTTCGTAGGCGCCGAAGGGAATATTGAACAGACCTGGGGCGAGGGCCAGCTCGTTAGCCTGTGTCGTAAAGAGGTAGATCCCGCTTATGGGATCGCTTTGATAGACGGTTTTGGTAGCCATTTGGCTCTCCTTGGGTTGGAAATAACACTGCAAATGCACGAGCCATGGCAAGCCGCCAGACCGGCGCCCTCCAGGCGCATCGGCATCTGCTGTTTGGCTACTTGATGTCGGCCAATCCAGCTGGCGGCGGCCTGTTCGGCTTGAATACGGGCGCTGGATCTGGGACCAGTTCGACATACATCGGCGACTCGGGAGGGCCTGAAACCCGGCCGACGAATACCGCCTACCATCCTCGACTCCACGTATGAAATCAGACATGGATGCGTGGGTGATAGGCGGTATTGCGCGGCCGTGTCTCCGCGCCACCGGAAAGCTCGGTGGAACGCGAACTTCCGAAGCCGTTCTTCCCGCCAGCCGTGTTGAATAGCTGTGTACCGCTATATGTGTCCCAGAGGGTGTCTAGCATCAGGTGGCTGTGTCTTCCGTAGGCATCCCGTTGGTGGCTTGCCATGGCTCGTGCATTTGCAGTGAGGCGGACGTCAGGCATGGAGCCTCGGATGGTATGCCACGTTCCGCGGTCGAGTCTCAGCCGTGCCGGCATCAGGGAAGAGGCTGTCCATTTGGGAGATGCCCTGCGTAACCCCCGTCCCTATCGAATAGATCGCGCTGTCGGAATCTGCCCCCATGATCCGCCAGGTCTTGCTCTTCACGCGCACCTGCGCTCCCTGGCGGCTGCCGAGCGCCCGCGCATTTGCAGTGAGGCGGACGTCAAACATGGATTCGCGGGTGATATGCCACGTTGCGCGGGCGGGTTTCGGAAGCGGTACGCGCCACTCTCGCCAAGTCGAAGGATACTGTTCGGACATTGCCAGATGGCCCACTTGCGAACGTCGCTCCAAGCCCCGCATCTACGGCAAACGGGCCGGTCCCTGCCGCCACGGACCCGGAAAACACGACGGGACCGAGCGTGCCAGAACCGCCCTGCTGGGTATCCACCTGTGTGCTCGCAAGCGCTCGCGCATTTGCAGTGGCGCGGACGGTCATGCGTGGATCCGTGGGTGGTAAGCGACGTTGCGCGGCCGCGTCTCGCTTCCGCCGGTGGCCAGGGTGGTTAACCCTTCGCCTAGGTTGCGGACGGCCAGCACCGTCCCTCCTGCCGCGTTGGCGTTGCCGCTTCTGTCCAGCGTTGCCGCGTTTTGGGCATGGCTGTGGCTTTCTATCGCTGCGGCCTGGCGCGAAGCCAGCACCCGCGCATTTGCAGTGAAAAGGACTTTAGACATGGATACGAGGGTGATAGGCGGTGTTGTGGGGCCTAGTCTCCTTACCTCCGCCAGCCTTAATCACGCCAGCGGCACGGAACGAGGTCAGGGTGGACTGGAATACAGGGCGGCCGTTACCGCTGGCGGCTCCATACGCGTCGCGCTCGACAAGAATCTCAAGCGCGGCTTCGTTGATGGCTTCGCGTTGCCGACTACCCAGCGCTCTCGCATTTGCAGTGAGGCAGACGTCAAGCATGGATGCGGGCGTGATAGGCGGTGTTCACTGGCCGGGTTTCCGTGCCGCCGGCCGTCGTGGTTTGGCCTGATGCGCCGGTCAGCAGATTGCCACCGCCAGCGCCTTGGGCGGAGTGCGTGGTCCCCCCGTGGGCGTGCGATCGAAACTGGTCGGCCTGCCTGGACGCAAGCGCACGCGCATTTGCAGTGTCGAGGTCAGTCCCCGTAAAGCGGCGGAACATGTCGCGCAGGTCGGGCACGCGGAACTGCGTGGCCGAGTAGTCCGAGAACCAATGCGCGCCGCGATTGGCCTGCCACACAGCTTCCGTACGAACCAGGCTTTGCTCCTGCGCATAGCCCCACAGACCTGCGTAGGCTCCGACCTTCGGCAGCAGGCCGCCGACCGCGTCGACCTCGCTGGCCAGCGGCGCGGCGGTGTGACCATCCAAGGGGCGTCCGCACAGCAGCGAGCGGTAGCCCGTGAAAAACGCCGTGTTGGCCCAGGTCCAGACCTCGCTGCATTCGGTCACGATGATCGGACCGACGTCGGTCGTGGGCAGATCCAAGATCGAGCAGATCAGCGGCCGGCTCGTAAGCGCTAGGGCAATCAGACGCTGGATCCCCTGCAGGAGCTGAACGTTGCTGTTGGGGTCGAGCGCTACCCCACCGAATTCGGCGACCGCGGCCACTTCCTCCTGCAGGGCGTCGAACCATTCCGCCTGCAGGTCTGTCGCTGGCACGCCAGCGATCGGGTCACCGTTGGCAAAGCCGTCACGGCCGGGGCCGAACTTGTTCAGATGTCGTGTGGGAGTGGCTATTCGTCGCATGGCGCACCTAGAAAAGGCAAATCAAAGGGAATCGACATACCCGACCAGCACGACCGTGTGCGCGGGCTTGTAGCGGGATAGGAGGCACAGCAGCCCGGGATCGCCCCAGGCGCGTAGCGGCGCCGTGCATTTGCTGTTGGCGGTGGCCTGAACAATGTTGGCCGAGGCGACGACATTCACCCTGAACGCAAAGCGCCAGCCGCCCTGGTTGATCGCCGCAGTGCACTTGCTGGTGGCCCGGAACGGGCGGAACTCGTCGATCCGCGCGTCGGGGTAGCCCAGGCCGATGACCATCTGCCGGAAGTACTCGGGTCTGGCATCCCCGAGCATGAGCCGGCGCATGTTGACGCGCTGGCGCCGCTGTTCCTTGCCGACAGGGGCATCCAGGCATTCATCGGGGAGGTCGTAGAGCCGTTCCCAGTCATCCAGCAACTCGTCGGCGAGCAACGGATCGAACTGGGCCACCAGCGACACCGCCAGCCGCTCGACCGCGCGCATCGAGGCACCGCAGGCTTCCAATAGGCGGACCAGCACACCGCCAGGCTGACGGTTGAGCATGGCGCCGGGCGGCAACAGCGCCAGGAGCGCCTCGCGCCAGGCTTCAATGCTTCTCACGCCCATGTGACTCCCCCGAAGGTTGCCAGTTCGCCGGGCAGGCAGGTTACATTGCTGGCCGGAGACACCAGCACGTGGTCGTTCTCGCCGGCGGCGATCGAGATGGCTTCCCTCATGTGGCTGACCAGCAGCGTGCCCCCTGGGATCGCGTCACGGACATGCATGTCCTTGAGCTCGGCGATAATCGCGGCCCGGATTTCAGCCGTGTCGGGCTCCAGATCCGAGATCACGTAGGCAACGGGCTTTGCCACTGACAGCGGCACAAAGAGCTCGGCAGTGACCGGCCGTTTCGCCTCGATATGCGCCCGAACCGTTTCATTCTCACCCGCATCCGGGATCGGGTCCTCATCGTCATCCCGGACGAAGCGCACGACGACGGTGCCGGCGCCCATGCCATTGGGCGTGCACCAGGCACGCGTCACGCCAGGGACTTCCTTGGCCCAGGCCACATAGTCATCGTTGTCCCCGCCATGAGGCGGGCGGCGAATACGCTCCAGGATCCGGGCCCGGAACAATTCCGGCCGCTCGACATCCGCGCCGCCGGAGATCGCGGTGGACGCGACGGCGGTACTGTTGATGCCGACCACTGGGCTGGCCAAGGTGAACTGAACGCCGGCTGCAGTGTTGCCAGCCTGGCCGAGCTCTTCGGCGGTAATGGCGACCGTGGCGCTGCTGCCCACAATGGTGACGCCGGCATCGACCGTGAACTGCACGCCGTCGGCACGCTGGAACACAGAACCGGCCATCAGCGATGCCCCGTTTTCCCCGCCGATCAGAAGCGACCCGGTCGCCGGCGCCGCGGTCTTCTGTAGGACGCCCCACCGCGCCCCGTGAGCAGGCAGTTCGTCCTCGTCACACTGGTCGGGCCAGGCCTGCTTAAACACCCGCTCGAGGAACTTGTAAAGGGCATCCAGGCCGCCGGAGAACACGCGCACCAGAACGCCAGCCAGGCTGCGGCGGGCCCGAGTCAGAATTCCAGGCAGGCGGCTCTCAATCTCCGAGGCCAGCTGCTCGATTAGCTTGGGAAGGGTTGGACGCGGAACGGGCATGTCAAACCTCAGCGGGCGCGAACGACTCACCGGCCAGGCGCCAGGCCTGAGCGGCGGAGTTCCATTCAAATCGATAGCGGCGGTCTACCCCGTTCAGGGAGAGCGTGATAAGCAGGACGAGCCAGCCCATCCGCGGAACGAAGGCGCTCACCCCAACCGAGGTGACCAGGCCGTCTTCCTGCATCCACTTCAGAGCTTCGAGGGCGTAATCACGGGCACGCTGAACTGTGGATTGCAACTGCTTTTCTCGGGCGAGCAGCCACCAGCGGCAACCGAACTTGTCCTGGGGGGACGAGGCGTAGGCGTCGGCCCACCAGCCACGGCGGTCTTCACCGGCCGCCACCTCGTGCGGCTGCGCCAGGCGGTCCGTGCACAAGCTGAGCAGCACCGCCGTCACCAGCGTATCGTCGCCGGCGAAATCCGCACCGGCCAGGCTCATGTCGAGCAGGCCGGTTTCGGGGTCAAGGGTGAGAGAGAAGTCCATGCTCCGCAGTCTCGCGGAACATGGCCGGCAGTGCCATTAAACAGGTTTACCGGCTAGGCGACGGGCGTGCCGGAGATGTCGTCGCCTTCTTGCGCGCCGTCATGCTTGTGCTGATGGCCGATGTCCGTGCCGTTGTGGGTAGCCTTACCACCTCGCAGGTCCACGTCACCGTCGACGCGCAGGCCGCGCGTCACGCGCACGAAAGAGTCCAGCTCGATCTCGCTGGCATCCGTCATGCGAATCGGCATGCCGGCAGCGCGTATGACGATGCCTTCGTTACTCAGGTACACCGACATCTTCCGGGATGTATATAAGGCGACCTCACCGGTCTGCAGGTCGCGCATCCGGTGCCGGCGATCATCGACATTGATCACCACCTGGTGGTCGGTGTTCCCGCCCACGGACAGGGTCACACATTCGGCACCGGGGTGCGGCACTGACGTCATGCCGTACTGCTGAAACCGTTCGACCTGGTCGCGGCCGACATCGGCCTGGATGCCTATCTGGACGTTCTGCAGGCCACCGCCGTCGCTGACTTGGCCAATGAGGGCGCGGGCGATGGCCAGCCGGATCCGATTCAGGGCTGAGGAAATGCTCATTCTTCGCGTCTCCCCGTTCCGGACAGATCCCAGGGGGAGTCGTCAGGATGTTGTTTGCGGCGTTTGCGCCGGCGGCGCGGCGACGCGCCCTCCAGATCGAACGCCTCCGGCCGGCACACGGTGAGCGCGGTGCGCCGGGCATTGGTCTCGTCCAACGTATACCGGCAGGAGGTGATCAGCAGATCCAGGTCCAGGAACATGCGCGGGCTAATGACCCTCACCAGGGTATTGGGCAGCCATATGGCGCCGACTTGGCCATCCTGGCCGGTACGCCAGCCCACCACGATGATCTGGGCCCGCTTGCCGCGCCCCATCCGGGTTGACACTTCCCACTGCGCTCGTTCCTTGGCTTCGGCGTTGCTCAGGCCCTGCTCGGAATGGATAATCAGCGGCCGGTAGCGGTCAATTTCCGGATCCGCTGCCTTCGCCTGGATATGGGCGGCCGTCGCGCCGAACTGGTTGTCGTTGCCCGCGACCTGCGCCTTCATGCGGATCTCGGAATGGCGACGTGCCCAGGTGTGCCGCGCGCTGATTCGCCGGATGTTCAGGCCTTCAACCAGCTTGGTCTCGATCAGCGTCTCGCTGGCACGGGTCAGCACCAATTGGCCGGCCGGCGAGCTGCTCACCAGGATCGCCTTGGACCGCGCAGCGCGGTCGATCGCATCGAACGCCTTCTCACCGTCGTCCAGCGAGAAGCTGCTGATCGCGTCACCCGTATCCGTCTGCACCAACACTTCAATGCCGAAGGGTTTGCAGATATCACGCACGATCTGTTCCAGCCGCACGTTTTTCCACTGACCGCTGCCGTGGATGGCCGAGCTGTCCACCAGGTCGCCCGTCTTATCCCGCCCGCTGACGTTGAGCCTGCAGGAAGTATCGGTCAGGTCGATATCGATCGTGTCGATGTAGCCGGTGATCAGCAGGTCCTGGCCGAACTTCACCTCGCACGGCAGGCCCTCGCGCAAGCCGATCGGGGCGTCCTCACCGGGCCACCGATGGGTCAGCGTGAGCTGGAATTCACCAGCAAGCTGCTCGATGCCCCGCTCCACCTCCAGGCTCTTCCAGCCGCCGTAGGCCTGGCCGCCCACCACCAGCGTGATCAGGTTTTCGTCGAGCTGGGCCATTAGCGCAGCACCTCCAGCTCGCCGGCCGGCACGAAGAGCGGGTTGCGCACCTGGTTGCGCGTGACGAGCTCGTCGGCCCGCGAGCCATCCTGGTACACCCGCTGGGCGATCAGCAGCGCCGGCAGTATGGCCTGGGTCGTATAGGTCGCGCGCTGCTGCAGGCGGTCGGCTTGCTCTGCCACGTCCCGCACGATGGCCACCCGCAGCGCAATGAGCGCCGCTGCCATCTGGGCAGGAGGATCGTACGCCTCGAGCTCGTGATCGATCTCCTCCAGCACCACGTCGGCCTGGTCGCGTGCGTCCTGGGCCGTCGTCATTTCCTTGGCTTCAATGGCGTCGGTCAGGATGCGCGCCTGGGTCGCGATCACCTGGGTGCGAGTGAATTCCTCCATCGCTGCCGCGTTCACCACCCGGCGGGCCGAGGTGGCGCCCTGAGGCGGGGACACGGATCCGACGGGAGCCGTCCAAGGCACAGGGTCATTGGAGCCATACTCCGTACGCAGGTCAGCCATCGCGGATTTCGGTCGCTTGATGGCCAGGCCAAGCTGCTGGTACAGCGATTGCAGCTGCAGGGCGAGCGTCTCAGGCGTGCGGATCAGCGTGGAAAGACGGCCAGCAATGGACGAGGCGCCGCGTACGATGTCGCCGGCGATATCGACCAGGCCGTTCAGGCCCACCATGCGCTGCAGGGCATCCAGGCTGGAATTGACGCGGCCGACCAGGTCAGCGGTCAGGGCCGCGGCGCCGGCGACGTCGACCAGCGAGGCAAAGCGATCTACGGATGCCGCTCCAAGAACATCCGCCGCGTCGTGGACCCCATCCTGAGTGCTGGTGGCCGACTGCGGAAAGGTATTCTCGCCAGCCTCGGCAAAGGTAATGGCGAACCGGGCAATGCCTCCCTCAGAATGAGACTCTCGGATGCTGACCCGGCCCACGACAACCACGTTGAGCATGCCGTACTTGGGATGTATCAGCTCACCCGGCCCATACGCTTCGAGCGCTTCGATGAGCGCATCCCGCTCCTGCAGGTAGTTCTCCCCTACCACGTAGCCATTGACCTGGAACTCGCGCGCCCGTCGGCCCAGATCATCGGCATAAGGCAGATCCCGCATGGGGTACTCGTGCACCTCGTTCCGGCGGCCGACACCCGTATCCGAATCGGTTGTGCGAAACGGCACGCCCCTATAGCTCGCACCTACGGCCATCCCGTTGGGATGAGCCACCCTGCGCTGTTCTTCACGCCAGCCCATATCAGTCCGTGTTCACGTTGGTGCGCCCGACATTTCCCGTCATCCGGGTGCCGTCATTGGGCTGCAGGTCAGCATTGGCTTGAATGCCCGGGGCGGCGGTGATGTTGACGTTGACCTCGCCGCCGATCTTGGTGTTGGCCAGCAGTTCCTGCAGCCGACGCGTCATGTCGTCACGCGAAGCTGCCAGCGCGTCACGCTCGGCCTGGACACGGCCGATCGACATCGGCGTGTCACCAGCCTCGCGTTTCAACGCAATCATCTGATCGAACTCTTGGATCCGTGCATCGCGGTCAGCGATACGCTGGCGGAGCCCGCCTTCAGTGTTTGTCATCTGGTCATAGGCGTACGCACCCACGACAGGCGCGGCAACCAGAAAGCCGGCTGAAAGTGCGCCGGCGGCGCTGATGCCCCCCGCCGCACCCGCTCCGGCGCCGCCCAATGCGCTCGTGGCGCCGGCAGGGGCGGCTGCGGCGGCGGCTGTGGCCGCAGCCCTGGCAGCGCGCGCGGCGCCGAAGGAGCTTGCAACCTTCCCGACACCAAGCGCCGCGCCGCCAACCCCAACAACCCCTGCAGCGACGGCCACGCCCTGCAGGATGGTGGTAGCTCCGCTGAGCGCTGCGGCTAATTCAGGAGACTTCGCTGCCAGTTCGGTGAAGCTGTCCGCGACCGCATTCGTGACAGGCGCCAATTTGATCATCGCGTCATAGTTTGCGAACTCCGCGGCCTGCTTTGCCTGGTTCAGCTTGTAGCTGGGCGAGTCTTCGACGGTCCACATGTTGCGGTTGACCGCGTCTGTACCGTACAGCAAGGAATCCTTGGTGATCTTGTTGACGTTGTCACGGTCTGCCAGGTACCCGACCAGAGCCATCATCGCCTGTTGATCTGGGAAGAGCTTCGATATGACGCTGCCTTGAGCGATCTTCATTACTCCGCCCAATGCCTCCTGCCGTTCACTTCCCTCTGCTGCAGCTCGATATTGCTTGATGGCGTTCTGATAGTTCTTGTTCTTGGCCAACTGCTCTTCAATGATGTTCGCGGTGACATCGAGAGCGTCCAGGCCTTTCATGCGGCCTTCGGCCTTTCGCTGATCGAAGTTGATCCCGAGCTTGCCGAAGTTCTCCACTGTGTCTCGGGCCACCAGCTTGGCCAGAAGATTCTGGGTGTTCGTTGCTGCTTGATCAGAGGTACCTGCGGTAAGCCGAGTCGCCTGATTCAGCGCAGCGAGCTTTGCAATACCAGGAAGTCCGGAGAGACCAGCCTGTGATGCTGCAGCAAATTGAGCTGGGAGAGCCTTCGCCATGTCTCGAATCTCAAAGGCACCGCTTTGGCCCGCGTAGGTAGCGGCCCCGAAGACGCGCGCCATGTCTTCAGGCTTAACCCCCATGTTGCCCTTCGCAGCGAACGCAATCTGAGCGAAGTCTTCGCCAGAGGCCTGGTTCGCCGAGGCCGCGCGCACAGCTTCGCGGAAAATGGTCAGAGAGTCTTTAGCGCCGAACTTCCCGGAGGATAGGAGCGAATTCAGCGTGCTAGCGGCGTCTTCTCGGGTACTCCCTCCGTATCGAATCGCCTCCCGAATGGCCAGGTCCATTTCCTGGCGACCTGCGAAGCGACGGGCCCGATCTTCGGCTGCGCTGAGCGATGGGTCGCCATACGCGGTGTTGGCCATATGAGCGAGCTGCTCGTCATACGCGAAGGCTCTGTTTACCTTAGGCGCGACGACGGCGGCTCCCGCCATAACCCCAGCAGCCAACAGGCCAGCCTTCTGAGCGCCGGCGACCAAGCGCTGCCTTCCGCTGAAGACGCCCATTTCTGCATTGAGCCGTCCCACCGTCTGGCGCATCTGTTCGGCCGCACGCTGCTGTTCACGCCAGCTCATGGTGCCGCTGTTGGCCAGGCGCTGATAGGCGGCCTGCGTGCGCAGGATCTCCTGCTGGATCCGGTGTTCAGAGCGGATGCCCAGGGTTTCCCGCGCCTGGGCCATGCGGGCGAACTCGCGCTGGGTGCGCGTCGCCATGTTCACGAGGGAGGTTTCGGTCTGTTTGGTGGCACGACCGATGGCGGTAAGGTCTTTGGCCCCCGCGACGGCCATGTTGTCCAGGGCCTTCTTGGCTTCCAGCGCGGCCTTGGTAAGGCCGGCAGCGGTGCCATCGACACGAACCCCAACGACGAATTCGCTCATTCCCCAGACCTCTTCTTAGTGAGCTGATCTACATAAAACTGCGCTTCCGGCAAGGGAAGCGCCAGGATCTCGGCCCGGCTCCAACCCAGCCGGGATGCCAAGAGCATGATCTGCAGCAGCGCGCCCTCGCGGCCGCGCGTCAGTCTTCCCCCAGCTTTTCCGCCTCCTGCATGGCCTCGCGGAAGACGGCCCACTGCTTGCCCTTGAGGGTCTTGAACTGCGCCGGCACGAAGGGGCCGGTGTCATCGCCCGCGCGCACGAGCACCTGGCAGGCCAGCGCGACTTGGAAGGCGGTCGGCTGCAGGGCCGGGTTGGCTTCCTTCTCGGCCTCGAGCGAGTCGCCCAGCGACGCTTCGCGAACTTCGATCTCGGTGACGGGTTTGCCGCCTACCACCCAGGGCGAAGGCAGCGTCTTGATAACGGTCAGGGGAGTATTCATGGTGTTCCTTGAAATGGGTTTACAGAGGGGCCTAGCCCTCGATGCACTCGACGCCATTGAAGGCGAGCGTGACCTCACCGCCACCGCCCAGCACGGGTGGTGACGCCAACCAGGCGCCGCGGATGGTGTAGCCGATGCCGGTGTCGGTCTGGAACCGCATGGTTTCGTCGCGGATGCCGGCCAGGTCGGCCAGGCTCACGCCGGACATGTGGCTGATGGTGCAGTTGACCGCCGGCGCAGCGGTGGACTCGGTGTAGCCGTCGACGCCGCTGTCGCTCGTGACAGGCGCACGGGAAACGCCACCGATGTCGAGCGTGGCGCCAGGCTTGCTGCGCAGGCGGCGGCCGCCCACGCTGATGAATACTCGGCCAGTAACTTGAGGCATGTTCTCGATTCCTTACAGGATGAACTGGATGCTGCCCGCAAACACCCGGAACTGGTTCACCAGGTCAGGCGGGATGACGGCATTGACACGGTCGCGATCGACCATGCTGCGCTGGACGATGAGGTTCTTCTTGAAATCCTCGAAGTTCTCCAGGAGGCCCGCCTTCTCCAGGGACTTGGCGGTGGCGATCAGGACGCCCGCGATCATCGACGGCGTCGCGATCGGCTGGGCGGGGTCGAAGTCGGTACCGTCGTCGGCGAGCTTGTGCCGCGGGAAGTTCGTGGCCACGGCCGTGCGGAAGGCATAGCGCATGTAATCCGCCGTCCACACGGTCTCCACGTCCAGGTAGGAGACATCCTCGATCCCCCAGGCGTTCGTCTGGTACGTGGTCACCACGCGCTCGATCTGCACGATGCCGTCCTGGGAGACGGTGAACGTGCTGCAACCATCGTGCAGCAGCAGGTGGCGCTCTTCACGACGGAAACGATCCTTCGGGCTGGGCGGCAGCAGGCCCGGCAGATCGAGCGTCTGGAAGGGTCGTGCCGGGTCGATGGCGCCGTTGAACTCGACCACCGCGCCGTGTACGGCCGCCCACAGGTACGGCGCCTGCGGCGGGTTCTTCACACCGATAAATGAGCTGTGTTCGTTGTTGCGGGCAGAGCCATAGGTCGTGAGCTGGGCGTGCGTGCCGGCCATGCCCGTGAAGAGGTGGCCCGTGCGCATGTCCATCCCGCCAAACCGGCTGTCGAGCTCTGCCTCGATGATCGCCATGTTCGCCGAATCACTCCAGGGCGAAATGATGGTGTAGAACCACTCGTCGGAGATGGCCGCGACCACGTCGGCCGCGTCGGGGTTGCCGGTGCCGGTCACGCCGTTGGCGATCTCCAGCACCAGACCGGCCGGCAGCGTTTCGTCGTCGTAGAAGTTGACCAGCACGCCGATGCCTTGGGTGAAGGCACCCTTATGGCGCGCCGTCAGCGTCACCACGCCTGCGGCCGTCGAGGCCGTGACCGGGCCGTTCTGGTAGCCATTGACGACAGCGGCGATCGCCGTGGCGACAGCCGTGGCGGTATCGCCGGCCGCCACCCCGACCGACAGCTTCTGGCCGTTGATGTAGAGGGCGATCGTGCCGGCAGCGGCAGCGGGGCCGGTGACGGTGATGGTCTTGGTGGCGGCCACGCCAGCGGCGAGGTCTTCGACGCCCAGCGCCCAGATGTCGCTCGTCTTGTTGGCCCGACGCGCGAGGCGCAGCATTTCGTGCAGCACGCTGCCGCGGCCGAACAGTGTGGCGCCCTCGTCACCGCTGTTCACGCGATAAAGGGTCAGCGGGGCCGCGGTGCCGGTGGGCAGCTTGTTGCCCACCACCAGGATGCGGCGGTTGAGCGACGGCAACCCACGCAGCGCCTTGGAGTTGTCGATTTCGACGTACTGGCCCGGCGTACGGATGTCGGTCGGGATCGTATTGAAAATGATGTTGTCCGGCATGGCGGCTCCTTGGATCGTTACTCGGTGGCCGCCTTGGCGCCCTTGGCCGAGGCGGACTTGGCGGGCGCGACCGGGGTATCGGCCGGATTGGGATCGGCCGGCGCGGCTGCGCCAGGCTGCGTCTTATCGACCGCGACCACATCGCCGTCGTCGCGACGCCGGCGCCAGTACGTGGTCAGCACAATGGGCTCGCCCTGCGTGGCGAGATAGCCGCCCTGGGGCTTGCGCACCTTGAGCGGTTCGCCGTCGATGACGGCCGGTTTGAGGGTGACGGTCTGCATTCTGGATCCTCGGATGTCAGTTGTCGGTGCCGGCGCCAGCCAGCGGAATGTCAGCCTGCAGGTCAGGCCTGTCGGTGCTGTAGTCGGGCGGCTCGGCGAGCCATTTTTCGTGCTCTTCGCGGCTTGCGTGCGGGGCGATGTCCATGTCCAGGTGAACGTGGCGCAGGTCACCCAGGCCGTCCAGCTCCTCCGGATCATCGGGCAGCGCCATCGGCGTGCTTTCAACCGACACGCCGATCACGGTGAGCCCGGCGGTCTCGAAGACATCGACGGGCTCCAGGTACTCTGCGCGGCGGATGTTCCAGCTGGCGTCGCCAATGCGCCGGCCATGCAGCGCCCGGATCACCAACGTCAGAAGCTGATCCGCGCTGATGGATTGGCCATCGCCAAGGCGGGCCTGGGTATTGCCGCCCACGTTGCGCACCACGATGCCCACGGTGAATGCCAGTACGCCCATGTCGTCGACGATCCGATACACCCCTTCGGTGACGTACAGCGCGGGAGCGTCCACTAGGTAGCGCTGCAGCAGCTTGGCGTCATCAGGCACGGTGGGTAGGCTGCCGACCGTGCGCGTGGTCTTCTGGATGCCCGGGCGCGCCTTCAAGGCCGCAATGAGGGCGAGTTCATGCTTACCGAGCACCGCCACCTCCCTCTGCCGCTTGAATGGCCTGCACCGTCAGGCGGCCCATTGCCCACAGGTCCTCGCGGTTCACACCCAAGAACGGCCGGGCGGGCATCCGGATCTTGTAGGCACGAACCTCATGCCAGCTCGTGCGGGCCCGCTTGTGGCTATCGCGGGCGAACACCGCCAGATTGCGATTGCCAGGCTGGCGCACCAGGTTGCCGCGGGCATCGGTGCGCAGGCGGATACGGGTCGAATACGGGGCACGATTGATCTCGCCACCCTGCTGGTGGATGCGTGCATAGGCGACGTTGCTGCCCCAGGCTGCATAGGTGTCGCCATAGGCGTTGGTGATACTGCGTAGCAGGCGCCGGCTCTTGACGAGCGTCTGGCCGCCGGATTTCTGGACCCGACGGCTGGGTTTCCAGGCCGAGCCATCAGGGCCCCGCTGGCGCTCAAAGCGCAGGCGAGTGGAGGATTCGCCGTAGTTGGCGATCGCCTTGAAGATCGGCCGGGGCGAACGGCCAAGGGCGGCCAGGCGAGACAAGGCGGCATCCAGCCCGCGCTGCCCTTCGTAGCGGATCGTGGCCTGGACCATCAGAGAAACCCTCCCGAGGAGCGGCGATCCCAGATGCGACCGGCGGTGTACAGCTCGGCGCCGGCGCCGCCAGCCGGTTCAACGCCAGATTCTGCGTCCACGCCCAGCTTTACATCGCCCGAGGCCACGCCGATCAGGAATTTGATGTTGGCGTCATAGCGCTGCTTGACGGTCTCGGTGAACTGATCGTCGTAGAGGTAGTAGCGGGCCAGTTCGCAGGCGATCCGGATCAGGACCTGCGGCACGGACGAAAGCGGCAAGGTGTACCGCCCGGCGATGTAGCTATCGATCGTGTTGCGCGCATCGGCCAGCGCACGGTCGACCTTTTCCATGGCCCGCGCGATCGCGGCCCGCTCCTCGGGCGTGAAGCCGCTCAGATCGCCACCGGCGGCCGCGATCCGAAGCATCTCGTCGGTGACCAGGCGTGGCACCATGCGATCGGCACGCTGGGAGATCTCGTCGGAATCGAAACGGATCAGCAGTTCGGTGGCAGTGGCGTAGGACATGGGAAAGACCGTAGAAATGCCGGGGCTAGACCAAACCGGTTCCCGCACTATCCAGCCCCGGCAGAGGTTGGGCGGTAGCGTCTGCAAGGCTCGCCCCATCCGTCAGACGCAACAGATGGGGTTCAGCGCCCGTCGCATGGGGTGTCAGGTCGCGTTGGCCGGGTTGCTGCTATCCGGTTCGGTGGGCAGGTCGATCAGCATCGTCACCAGTTGCGGCTCGGTGGTGAGCTGCTCGAACTGCTCATCGGTCAGCTCGGACAGCGGAATCACCGTCTCGCCGGCGAAGGCGCGGCCGGCGCGACGAAAGCCGTCGGTCTTGGGAACGACCTTCAGGGCCTTGGCGCCGTCGGGCTTGGTGACGGGCGGTTTTGCGGTGGCCTGGCGGCCTCGGGGTTTGGCGGTAGCCATGTGGGCAATCTCCGGTATATCGGGTTGGGTCAAGTGGTGCGGGCGGGGTTAGCCGATCACCCCAGGTACGGGCAGACCACGACCTTGGCGGTGCCGCGCATCACGTTGCTCGCGCCGTTGGCCAGGCGGTCGGCCTGGATGACCTCCAGCGCAGCCTGCTCCAGCGAGGGCGGCACCCAGAGCTCGGCGGCGCGGATCGCCAGCGGCTTGCCGTTGTCGGCCTTCTGGCTCTGCATCGAGGCGCGGGCATCGGAGTACGCCTGCAGGTCCAGGCCTTCCTTGGACGCATAGGCCAGTTGCCACAGGCCATAGCCGACGTTGCTGCGCCCATCGGCACCCCAGACGAACTCGTTTCGGTTGAAGACGTTTTCGTCGGTCAGGCTCGTCTTGGACTGGAAGGCGTAGGGGCGGCGACGCTGGTAGATGATCGGCTTGATCACCTTGGTCGTGTCCACCAAGTACCAGGCTGCGCCCGAGCCACCCTGGAAGTTGCTCACGCTCACTTCCTGGCCCGGCTGCCCGACAGGGTGATCCGTGTCGAAGAAGTACTGGCCGTCGAAGCAACGCGTGGAGAAGCCCGCCTGCAGGAGCGCAAAGACGAGCTCGTCGGGGTGCGTCACTGCGTCCTGGCCCAGCTGCTGGATGACGGGCTTGTATACGCCGTATTGGTCATCCTCGATCTCGTCGCGGCCGACCGACACGGTGTTTTCCCAGGTCTTGTTCTTGATCGAGTAGTCCGATTGCTTCAGGTTCTGATAGACCCGTTCACCCAGCCACTCGCGGAACTTCGTGATGGAGCCCAGCCAGGCGTACTTCTCGGTGCCCGTGGTGCTGGGCACCATCATGGCCAACTGGTTCCACATGGGAGCCGCGGTGGTCAGGCCCGACTGGAAGGCCGCGTTGAAGGCCTGGTTGAGGATCGCCAGGTTGGCGTGATTGATGATCATGTTCGAAATCTCCGAATTCGAAGGACTGGTGGCCGATCAGGCGAAGTCGACCCAGACGCCGTCGGCGTCCACATCGAACACCTTGCCGGCCACGCTGCGGGTGTTGGTGCCCGAGGTCTTGGCCACCGTCTGGTCGTCGACGATGTAGCAGTCGGCACCGATATCGGCCAGGGTGATGAGGTCGGCCGAGGCGCTGTTGGCGAAGCGGTGCGGGCCTTTGCGCAGGCGCACGCGGATCTCGCCCGCGGCGCCCGCGCTGTTGTCGGCGCGGTCTTCGGCAACGCCCACAGCTTTGAGCGTGGTCGAGGTCGATCCCGGCACGGCGTAGCCCGTGGCGGTGTTGATGCACACGATCGAGCCGCCAAAGATCTTGGTGGCGGCCGCCACGGGCGGTTCGATCTGGTTGCCGTCACGGCGCAGTGTGTTGCGATCCTGGGTCAGAGCGGTCATGGAAGTGTCCTGAAGGTGAGAAACGGGGGGGCGGCGATCAGCCGTTGGCCAGGCCCTGGGCTTGCTTGCCGGCCTTGAACTGGTCGGGGGTCAGGCCCATGGCCGCGCACACGGCGAGTTCGCTCTGGCTCAGTTCACCCGCGTGCTGGCCCGGCTGCTTTCCATCGGTCTGGCGCTGGCCGGCGAGGACCGGGTTGGCGGGCGTTGCGGCAACCAGCGCCTTGAGCTGCGCCAGGTCGGCCTTGCCGATGTCGCGCCAGGTCTTCTCGACGACATCGCTGGCCACCTTGCCGTCGGCCTTGGCCTGGCCGATGACCTGATCGATTTCGCCCTGGGCGGCTTGTGCACGCAGGGTCGCCAGCTCGGTATTCAAAGAGGCAACGGCATCCACCGACACGAACTTGGTCGGGTCGGGCGGCGTCGATTTGAGCGTCGCGATCTGGGCGTTCAGGCCAGCGATCTGGCCAGCTTGCGCGGCCTGGGACTTCAAGGCGGCCAGGGCAGACACGCCCTGTTCGGTGGTGGCGGTCTCGGGCAGGCCGAGGCCTTCGAGCAGGGCTTTGAGCAGAGGGTT